TAATTATCAATTAATTTACTTATTGTTCAATGATATTAAATAAATAATTTTATTATACATAAAAATCAGTAAATATATAATTATCAACTAATTTACTTATTGTTCAATGATATTAAATAAATAATTTTATTATACATAAAAATTAGTAAATATATTATTATCCACTAATTTACTTATTGTTCAATGATATTAAATAAATAATTTTATTATACATAAAAATCACTAAATATTCAATGATAATTAATTGTTATTATTTCCAGATAGTCGACTCGTAACGATATATGATTATCAAATAATTTAATTTACTTATTCCCAGATAAGTCACATATAATGTTAATATTGAATAAATTAATAACAATTAACTTATTGTTTATATATATTTACTATTATTCCGATATAGTTGACAATATGAACCATATCAATTAATTTACATAGTTCATATTGTTGAACTGTTATATAATTTTATATTTAATTATGTGATATAAATGGAAAAGTATATTAAATAATTTTAGTTATTATTGTTGGAATTAAATACATTATCTAAATTATGTTTTGATGGTTCAGGTAATCGATGAGATTTTGGTAAATTTGATAATTCTCGTAATGATGGAATTTTTGATCGAGGTGATGTTAATTTTTGTCGATTAACTGATAAATTTGTAGGTTGGGGTGATGTTAATCTTCGCCGATTAACTGATAAATTTTTAGATTGTGGTGATGTTAACGTTTGTCTAGAAATTGATGATTTTTTAGGTTGAGGTGTTGTTACTGTTTGTCGAGAATCTGATAATTTTTTAGGTTGGGGTGATGTTAATGTTGAATGTATCATGTCTGAGTTTAATTCAGTTGAATATTTTTTCCCTTTGCGGATTAAATAAGTCATCGATAGAGTTTCAATTTTCCCATTTTTTGAAACATATATTTTTTCTTGATTTGTTAAATCTAATAAAGTTTTTCCTAAGAAAAAATCCATATTTTATTTAAAAAAAAATGTATCGGATAATTGTTCCATTATTATATTTTTGTGATTATCCTGACAGCTTAAATTTGTTATTAACATCTAAAATTTTATACAATGATTATAAATATATTGTAATTAAACAGCGGGTTTTTTAATTGACCAAATATTATATAAACATAATCCACCTTTAAAATTTGTGAAGAAAGTAAATATTGAAGATTATCCATGTTATTATTCAATGACCAAGATTAAAGCACTTTATAGTCTCCCTGATGTTATTTTAAAAAAATCAGATGACCCAATTAATTCAATATCATGGGAAGATTCACAAAATTTACCTCCTCAACTTAAAAATTTAGTGTTCTCTGGAGAAAAATTAATTAATTTATCACCTCCTGACACAAATTTCATTTTTACACATCTCTATAAATTATTAAATATCTACTTATCTGATGTAAAACCACAGAATATAGATTTACTCGAAATGTATAACATAATAAGATCTGAACAAATTAAAGAACAATCTGATATAAACTTAAAACATATATATGATTTTTTTAAATATGAAATAGTTATTCCATTGAATAAACAACCTAAATCTCTTGATTTTGTTTTTAAACTTTATCTGAAATATGTAACCAATTAAATTATTATATATTAATAATTTTTTTTTTATAAAAAAAAATTTATAATTAAATTATTATATATTAATAATTTTTTTTTTATAAAAAAAATTTATTATTAAATTATTATATATTAATAATTTTTTTTATATAAAAAAAATTTTATTATTAAAAATGACTCAATCACCAAAAAATCGATTTAGTGTAACAATTATTACGGATACAGAAAGAGTTGATAATTTTGACGATTATGTTGGGTTAGATGATGGGACGGAATTTAAAATAAGAATGGAAAATAATCGAGATACTATATGTGATGCTTATGTTTATTTAGAAGGAGAATTTATAGGATCTTGGAGAATTAGAGAATATAGTCATATTGATATAGAACGTCCAGCCAATATTTCCAAAAAATTTACATTTTTAAAAGAACAACAAGCTCAAAAATATGGGGTTACTAAAGGTTCATTCACCAATGGTATCATTAAAGTAGTGTTTAAACCAAAAAAATCATATCGTTATGTTCAAAGTATCTCACCAATTAGTATGTCACCAGTTAGACACAGAATAAATCAACGGTCAGTTAATAATTATCAATCTACTGCTAGTATGAGTAGTAATTCATTATCTAGCCAAAAAAGATTATCAAGTAATCAATATGAATCTGGGGCAACTGTATTGGGTGATTTAAGTGATCAACAATTTTATGATGTTGAACCATTGTCCAATTCAGAAATTGATTCTAATTATATAACTGAAATTATTATAAGATTAGTCGCAAAAAAAAAATCAACTGGTAGTCCAAAATATCAAAAAATTAAACCATATTCCAAGTATCCACCACGAATAGATAACAGTCCATATATATTTAATTATTAAAATATTATAGTTTATGAATTTTTCAAATTTTAATATTAAAGGTATATATAATTTTTTTTTGAAATTACTATAACCTTAAATGAATTAATAAAGTTTATTTAGACAAAAAAAGTGTACCAACTGATAAATTAGGTAGATGATACATATCTAAAATCAACTAAATTTATTCCATTTCACGAATATGATAGTTTTTTTTAAATTTTTGTAATTATAAAAGTACTTAAAAATTAAAAAAAGAGTTATAGTATACGATTATAATAGACTTAATCATACGTTGAAAGTTGATACCAAATAAAATAAAAAAAATTCATTATATGATGATATTATCCACCTCAATTATTATTATTGAATAAATATACAGAGATTCATGAATTACCATTTTTTATGATTTAACTAATGGTAATGTATTTATATATCGATAATAAAAAAAATTACCGTTACTCGAGTTATAGTTATCTATTAATAACATTAAATATGGGTAATAATAATATTAAGTTAAATAAATATACTCAATTATGGTTGGAAATGTTTAAATGTACAAAATTTTATAGTTAATGGTTCAATTGAAAATATGTTGATCAAATGTAATTTGTTGAAAAAAATCAAAATTGATTAATGTTTATAAAAATAAAGTATTATATATAATAAAAATGATTTTGATCAATATTATATTATCCGTTTTTTTTTATAAAAAAAAATTAAGGTAAATAAAGACGCAAGATGTATTGTGATAACGAAAAATTAGGTAAGGTACTCCAAAAATATTTAAAATATATTTTAAGTAAAAATATTACTAATGCACTCGGATTTGAACCATTTGCTCTACTTGATCTGGTCATGTTTACCACGAATAGGATATCTAATGGAATATATTATGGAACACCAGATAACTTTAATGGTCAGATTGTTGTTGATTTAGGTCAAACTAATTTAATTGCGTGGATAGCTAAAAAATCTAATATATTAAATAAACTTCCTAAAGTGAATATACCATATTGTTTACAAAGTAAAGTGATGGGTTTACAATTACAAACTCTATTAAATAAGGATCTTATAATGGTCGTAGATAATCAAAGGGGAATAATAATAATCAAGTTACTCGATTCAAATAAATTTGTATCACTTTTTATAAATTCTATTGATAATCCCCTAGAAGTTTACCAATTGTTAATTGTAAATAATTATATTAATTATATTATATTCGATATTATATCAGATTATAAATTATTCGAATTACCTGAATGTGTTGAATGTTCTGGAAATTTAAAATTACGAAATTTATTGTGTAAATACATTGGAAGAACAATGCTTATTGGATTAAATCAAAGTAGCTTTGGTAATCCAGAACTAATACCTATTGAATTAGTTGAGGTTAATAGTTATTTAATTTTAGGACATATTCTGGTAACAATTCAACCAGAACTGAAATTTATCATAATTCAGTTAAATAATGTACAAAATTTTACTCTTATTGGTGACCCTGAAACTGTTCCATTGTTCAGAGATTTTTTGAAAGAATCTAAATTGATTAATCTAAAATAATAAAGTGTTATAACTGATTAATTTTTATCAAAATCATTATAATTTAAAATAGTAATTTCAATTGATGTATAAACATAAAAAAATTGATTAAAATATATTATTATTTTTAATCAATAATAAAATTTAAGAATGGTACAACAGTGTAAAGGATTAACGTTAAAAGGAAAAAAATGTCAACGAAAAATATTAGTGGGAGAATATTGTTATTTGCATCATAAAAAAAAAGAAATATGTGTCAGTGATCATATACATCATCAAGTTGACGTAAATACAGACGAGTGTTGTGTGTGTTATGAAGGGACTGTTAATATATTAGAATGTAATCATTATTTATGTTTAGGATGTGTTAATCAAATGAAAACTGACACGTGTCCATTATGTCGAACTGAATTACGAGGAAAACATATAACTAAACAAATACTAGATGAAATAGAACTTCGCAAAAATCCACCGAGTGATGATGTAAATATACCAATTGATAGTATCAGTCAACAAGAATTATTAGAAGAATTAATAAACACTATTCTTTCTCAAAACACGACAAGATATGATTCAACATTAATTAATATAATATTAGATAGCTTTTAAAATTCATCAGTCAATTAAATAATCGATATTAAGTTGATCTAATTTTTTATAAATTATCGTTAAATCAATAATATCAAATTTAATGGAACATGTTATTAAAAATGAAAAAAAAAATAAAAAGTTAATTGATAATAAATGAGTGAATTTATGGCATATATGAGTGAAGTGTTAAAATATTTTAAAATCACAATTCCAAATTCGACTAATGTGGAAAGTGTTATCAAAAAGTCTGGAGTGAAGACTGTTGAAAGAAAACAATCGTATTCACCAAAAAAAATTAATCGGACAACACAAATCAAACAACCAATAATGAGAGGAAGACCAACAGTTAATCGATCAAAATCAATGGATTAAAGTGTAATATATATGTAATGTTAAAATCATAAGGGTGCAATATTAGAATATAACGTAAGATTAAATTTATTTTTATCAATTGAGTTAAATAATATGATTATGTTTTAATAGAAATAAAAGTATTATAATAATTTTAAAATTATACATACCAGTATAATCTCTAAAATAATTATGTTATATTTATTTTAGAGATAAACATGCTAGAATAATTCTATAAATAAACTTGCTAAAATAATTCTAAAAAAACATACCAGAATAATTATAGAAATAAAGATAATATAATTATTTTATTGATAAAAATATTCTAGAAAAAACCATACCAAAATAATTTTAGAAATAAAGATAATAAAATAATTTTATTGATAAAATTATTCTATAAAAAAACATACCAGAATAATTCTAGAAATAAAGATAATATAATTATTTTATCGATAAATTAATTATATTATTTTTATTCCCAAAATTATTCTGGTATGTTTTTTTAAAATTATTTCATCGATAAATTAATTATATTATTTTTATTCCCAAAATTATTCTGGTATGTTTTTTTATA